TTCCACCTAAAAACTTACAAAATCGAGTGATATTAAAAAACGGTGGTAAATATCCTGGTAATGAACATATTGGAGCTTTTGGTTGTGATAGCTATGATATATCTGGTACGGTAGATGGTAGAGGTTCTAATGGAGCTTTACATGGTTTAACTAAATTCACAATGGAAGACGCTCCACCAAGTCAATTTTTTTTAGAATATATAGCTAGACCTCAAACAGCAGAAATGTTTTTTGAAGATGTTTTAATGGCATTGCATTTTTATGGTATGCCTATATTAGCTGAAAACAATAAACCTAGATTACTTTATTATTTAAAACGTAGAGGTTATAGAGGTTTTTCAATGAACAGACCAGACAAAGTTTGGAATAAGTTATCTGTAACAGAAAAAGAAATAGGTGGCATACCAAACTCAAGTGAAGATGTTAAACAGTCTCACGCCGCTGCTATAGAATCTTATATAGAAAACCATGTTGGATTTCTAACTAACACTTATGGTAGTATGTATTTTCAAAAAACATTAGAAGACTGGGCTAAGTTTAATATAAACAACAGGACTAAGCACGATGCTAGTATTAGTTCTGGTTTAGCAATTATGGCCTGCAACAGAAATTTGTATAAACCTGTAGCTGATAGAAAAACTAAAAGCATAAACTTAGGTATTAAAAAGTATGATAACAAAGGTGATGTATCAAAAATAATAAAATAAATGATTTATACTAATTCAAACAGTTCATTTCCTGATCAGGTAGTACCAGATGTAGAGAAACAAACATTAGAGTATGGTAAATTAGTTGGGCAAGCTATAGAGTACGAATGGTTTGGTAATAACAACAATGGATCATATAATAGATATGGTAGTAGGTTTTCTACTTACTATAATGACTTTCATCAAAGAAGATTATACGCTAGAGGAGAGCAGTCTGTTCAGAAGTACAAGGATGAATTATCTATAAATGGTGATTTATCGTATTTAAACTTAGATTGGAAGCCAGTTCCAATAATACCAAAGTTCATTGACATAGTTGTTAATGGCATGTCAGATAGAATGTATGATATAAAAGCTTATGCTCAAGACCCTGTTTCTATTAAGAAAAGAACTAACTATGCGGAAATGTTGCATAGGAATATAGTACAAAGAGAGTATATAAAAGAAGTTCAAGCTCAAGCTGGAATAGATATATCTGAAGTTCCAGAGTCAAGTGATACGCCTCTAACTGAAGATGAACTTTCAGTTCACATGCAATTAAATTTTAAACAAGCAGTAGAAATAGCGGAAGAGGAAGTTATTACAGATATACTTGATAGAAACAAATTTGAATTAACAAAAAGAAGGTTAAACTACGATTTAGCTGTATTAGGCATTGCGGCTGTTAAAACTTGCTTTAACACATCTGAGGGAATAAAAGTTGAGTATGTTGATCCAGCTAATTTAGTATGGTCGTATACAGAAGACCCAAACTTTGAAGATATATATTATGTTGGAGAAGTTAAATCGATAACAATACCAGAGTTAGTAAAAAGATTTCCTCATTTAACGCCTGAACAAGTAGAAAGAATACAAAAATATCCAGGCAATAATAATTATCTTAGAAACTGGAATGGTAGAGATGACCAAAACACAGTTCAAGTATTGTTTTTTGAATATAAAACATATACTAATCAAACTTGGAAAATAAAACAAACTCCATTTGGTTTAGAAAAAGCATTAGAAAAACAAGATACGTTTAATCCACCAGAATCTGATGGATTTAAAAAAATAGATAGAGCAATAGAAGTATTATATAGTGGAGCTAAGATATTAGGGTTTGATGATATGCTAGAGTGGAAGTTAGCTGAAAACATGACAAGACCTTTTGCTAATACCGTTAAAGTCAAAATGAATTATAATATCTGTGCACCTAGAATGTACAAAGGTAGAATAGAATCTCTTGTAAGTAGGATGATGAGTTTTGCTGACATGATACAAATAACTCATTTAAAATTACAACAAGTGTTATCAAGAATGGTACCTGATGGTGTTTATCTTGATGCTGATGGTTTAGCAGAGGTCGATCTTGGTAATGGTACTAATTATAATCCAGCGGAAGCATTAAATATGTATTTTCAAACTGGTAGTATAATTGGTAGATCAATGACACAAGATGGTGATATGAACCATGGTAAAGTACCAATACAAGAAATGCAAACTTCTAGTGGCGGTAGTAAAATACAATCACTAATAAGCACGTATCAATATTACTTGCAATTAATAAGAGATGTAACTGGTTTAAACGAAGCAAGAGATGGTAGTATGCCAGATCCAGATTCTCTTGTTGGTTTACAAAAGTTAGCAGCAGCTAATTCCAATACCGCGACAAAACATATACTACAAGCAAGTCTTTATTTAAATTTAAGAACCTGTGAAAATGTAGCTTTAAGAATAGCAGATTGTTTAACTTTCCCTACATTAAGAGAATCTATACAGTCAAGTATATCGAGATTTAACGTACATACATTAGAGGAGCTATCGAGTTTAAATCTTCATGATTTTGGAATATTTTTAGAATTAGAACCAGATGAAGAAGAAAGACAACTAATAGAACAAAACATACAAGTAGCTTTACAGAGTGGTCAAATATATTTAGAAGATGCTATAGATATAAGAGAAATAAAGAATTTAAAATTAGCAAATCAAGTATTAAAAAAGAGAAGATCACAAAAGCTTGCTCAGGATCAACAAGCTCAACAAGCTAATATTCAAGCTCAAGCTCAAGCTAACGCTGAACAGGCAGAAAGAGCAGCCATGAATGAAGTGCATAAACAAGAAGCTATAGCTCAAACTACTTTACAAATTGAGCAAGGTAAATCTCAGTTTGATATCCAGAAAATGGAACAAGAAGCTGAAATAAAAATGCGTATTCTTCAAATGGAATATAAATTAAAGATGGACTTAGCTAGAGTTGAAAATGAAGCTAAAGCTAATTTTGAAAAACAAAAAGAAGACAGAAAAGACGAAAGAACTAAAATACAAGCAACTCAACAAAGTGAGTTGATAGAGCAAAGAAACAAACAATTACCACCAAAGAATTTTAGCGATGATCAACCTATGTTAGATTTAGATAGCTTTGGTGTTTAATTATTAATTTTATAATATTATATTATGTCAAAACAAGAAGAAAAAATAGTAGACGAGAAATCAGAAAGCTTAAAGATTAAAAAGAAACCAAAAAAATTAGCAAACAAAAAAGCAGAGCACGTCACAAAAATAGATTTATCTAAAAAAGAAGAAGATGCCGTTCAAAAGCCAATCGCAGAGAAAGTTGTGTTACAGTCTAATGAGCAAAGCGAAGAGACAGGGGAAGAGAGTAAAGTGGGATTGCAAGAAATGGGAGAAACACACAACGAACAAGAAAAGCTTACCGAAGAAGGTAAAAATGAAGAAATAGATGTAATACAAGAGATTAAAGAAGAAGATGTTAGTGAAACAACAACTCTTGAAAATATTAATAAAGAAATTGAAGATAATCCACAATTAAACTTACCAGAAAACGTTGAAAGTTTAGTAAACTTCATGAACGAAACTGGAGGTACAATTGAGGATTATGTTCGACTAAATGCAGATTACTCAAATGTTAGTGATGATGCATTATTAAAAGAGTATTATAAAAATACTAAAACTCATCTTGATAATGAAGAAATTGATTTTATCATAGAAGATAATTTTCAATTTGATGAAGATTATGATGATGAAAAAACAATACGTAAGAAAAAACTTGCGTACAAAGAAGAAGTTGCTAAAGCCAAAAACTTTTTAACTGATCTTAAAGATAAATACTATCAAGAGATTAAATCTCGACCTGGTGTTACTCAAGAGCAGCAAAAAGCTATGGACTTTTTCAACAGATATAATGAGGACCAAAAGAGGGTTAACAAAAATAGAGAATGGTTTAGAAACACAACTAAAAAATATTTCACCGATGAATTCGAAGGTTTTGATTTTAATGTTGGTGAAAAAAGGTTTAGGTATAATGTTCAAAACCCAAGTGAAGTAGCAGACGTACAAAGTGATATGAGTAATTTCATTAAGAAGTTCTTAAACAAGGAAGGTAACATATCCGATTACGCTGGTTATCACAAAGCTCTCTATGCAGCACGTAACGCTGATACAATAGCTAAACATTTTTATGAGCAAGGCAAAGCCGATGCGACTAAAGACATTGTAGCTAAATCTAAAAATATAAGTAATGAGCCAAGGGCTACGTCTAATGGTGATGTTTATATTAACGGTTTAAAAGTAAAAGCAATAAGTGGTGTAGATAGTGACTCATTAAAACTAAGAATTAAAAAATCAAAATAAAAACATAAATTATGAGTTTTGCAACAGGCGGGTCTTTTCCCGCATCAATCGTTCCTGCTCAAAGCCAACAAGCGTTAGTAACTAACTATTTAAGTTTTACTGATGCTGCTGGTGGAAACTTTGCGCAGCAATATTTACCTGAGCTTTACGAAGCTGAGGTTGAAAGATATGGTAATAGAACTGTATCTGCATTCTTAAGAATGGTAGGCGCTGAAATGCCTATGACATCTGACCAAGTTGTTTGGTCTGAACAAAATAGATTACACGTAGCTTACGACAACGTTGAATTTGACGGTGTTAATGGTGGCAATTCAGATCTAATAATTACTCTTCCTGCTGGGAACACAAACGTAGCTATTAGACAAAACCAAACTATTGTAGTTTCTGATGGACTATCTACTGTTAAATGTCTTGTTATTGACAACGTGTATGATTCAACTACTACTACTTTAGGTGTTAGACCTTACGCTGCTGCTGATCTTAGCTCTACTTGGGCTGCTGGCACTACTGGTCTTAAGATCTTCGTTTATGGTTCTGAGTTTGAAAAAGGTAGAGAAGGTATGATAGGTGCTATTCAACCTGAATTCACTCAGTTTAGCAATAAACCAATCATACTTAAAGACAAGTACTTAGTTAACGGTTCTGATACAGCTCAAATTGGTTGGGTTGAAGTTGCTACTGAAGACGGTACTTCTGGGTATTTCTGGTATTTAAAAGCTGAATCTGAAACAAGATTGAGATTTGAAGATTATTTAGAAATGTCTATGGTTGAAGCGGAAAAAGTAGCTGCTGCATCTACAATTGATCTTGCTGGTGCTGGATTCACAACCTTAGAAGGTTCTGAAGGTATGTTTGCTGCTATCGAAGAAAGAGGAAACGTTTATAATGATTTCGCTGGTGCTGCTGCTCCTGGAGCTGGTGCAATGGCTGATTTTGACGATATCCTTAAACATTTAGATAAGCAAGGTGCTATAGAAGAAAACATGTTATTTTTATCAAGGAGAACAGCTCTTGATTTCGATGATATGATTGGAGCTATGGCAGGTGGAGGTTATGCTTCTACTTCTGCTGCTTCTTACGGTTTATTCGATAACGAAGCTGAAATGGCGTTAAACTTTGGTTTCTCTGGTTTTAGAAGAGGTTCTTATGACTTCTATA